CAATTGTAATCCGAAAAAAATAATAGATATCGAGATATTAAAGAAGTGGTATTATAACTTTTCGCCGACAATTGACGAGCGATATCACAACGATATTATTAAGCGATTGCAAAATAAAAATAATATATTCATATCAAATTACAATAAGAAGAACAAGGGCATTAAAAAAATCCTCGATTCCTTATGAAAAAACTCTGATTGATTAATTCATTTGATTAATTAGATTGAGGTGGGGGGATATAATAAAAAATGATATAGATATATATTATCTTATTTTTATAATGAATCTTTTAAATGAAGAGCAAAGATATGCCGTAAGTAGTGTTATGGAAGGGCACAATATTTTATTGACAGGTTCGGCGGGAACGGGGAAATCTTATACTATTAAATATATCATAGAGTATTTGAATAATGCAAATAAGAACTTTGCTATTACGGCATCTACTGGGACTGCAGCAGTTATGATAGGCGGCCAGACATTACATTCGTTTTTAGGACTCGGTTTGGGAACAGGGAGTATCAAGGATATACTTGGCAATATTCTTAAAAATAAGAAAAAGCACGAAAATATATTGAAGCTCGATGTGCTGATTATTGACGAGATATCTATGATTGATAAGGATTTATTTGAAAAAATATCCGAAGTCCTGAGTATCATAAAATCCACCGAAGCGTGCTTTGGTAATATTCAGTTAATTTTAGTAGGCGACTTTTGTCAATTGGCGCCCGTTAAAGGTAAATATTGTTTCTTGTCGGATATATGGAATAAAATAAATATAAAGATTGTTTTGCTCGAAAAGTTAATAAGACAGGACGATGACGAACTATTTCAAAAGATTCTGAAAATTGTCAGAAAAGGTAAATGTACGGATAATATCATAAAGGTTTTAGATAGATTACGAGATACCGAGTTTGACAATGGTATTATTCCTACGAAATTGTATCCTGTAAATGTTAATGTTGATAAAATCAATAATATTGAGATAGAGAAGCTTAAAGCGCAAGGGAACATATCTAAGACATATCCAGCTATTGCGAGCTGTGATAAGGAAAAGGAGGGTGAAAAATTTGCAATTGAGCTTACATTAAACGCTCAAGTTATTATTATAAGAAATATAAGCGTCGAGGAATCTCTTGTAAATGGTACGAGAGGTGTTATTAAACATCTCGGGGCTGATTATGTAATTATCAATGATATAAATGGCAATATTCATACTATTAAATATTTTACAGATACATTCAATAACAAGGTTTCGGCAAAAAGCTCTTATATCATACATATGCCTATTAGAATATGCTATGCGCTTTCTATTCATAAATCTCAGGGTATGACGATAGATGCCCTTGAATTAGATTTGGGGCCTAATATATTTACTTGCGGACAGTCATATACTGCATTATCGCGAGCAAAAAAACTGAGCTCTATAAAAATCATAGATGTTGATAAGAACTCTTTTAGAACTAATACAGATGTTAAAAACTTTTATAAGAGTTGTAATACTATTAATAATTGTAATAATAATCTTAATAATTATTAGATATATAAAAATGAAAGAGGCTTTTGTTTCACAAGCGGAAAATGATGATATTGTAAAGGAGGTATTTATAATATTTGGTTATTCTGTCGCAAGTATAATTATTGTCGTAGCATTAGCGTGGGGATATTATAATAATTTGAATTTATTTATAGCAGTCTATTCGCTTATAATTATTTTATATAATGTTATGATAATATCTATCGTTGTAATGAATAAAGATATTTATGATTCATCCAGTTATACTATAATATTTGGAACTACCATATTCTCTATATTTTTAACTTTCTTCGTAGGTATGTTCTTCTTATATAAATTTTTTACACTTCCTATAAAGGCTGTAGGTTCTGCTGCTACAGCTGTCCCTCAAGATGTAAATTATTCATATAAATATTAAAAAATATCATACATATCCAGGATACATATCTATCATACATATCCAGCATAAGATATTATATATAATATAATAAATAGCAATACGGTTTTGATATAGACATCAAGAGACAATATATTTTCTTGTAAATATTCTGGTATCCTATCGTAGATATTATTAATTATTCCGCTAAAATATATGAGAAATACTATAATAACTATTATGAGATTCTTCTTAATCAATTCAATATCCATATATAGCATATAATCATTTTTATTCATTTGAGCATATGGCGAATAAGGAGGCTGATGCTGTTGTGAGGGATAAGGAGGCTGATGCGACTGATTTTGGGGATAAGGAGGTTGCGAATGCTGATGCGGCTGATGTTGGGGATAAGGAGGCTGCGAATGCTGCGAATGCTGGTTAGGATAGGGAGGTGGCGAATGCTGTGAAGGATGTTGAGTATAAGGAGGCTGCGAATTCTGCGGAGGATACGAGGGATTTGATTGATTGCCACCTGACATATCTTGTATTGTAAGAGGTGGCGTATTTAAGCCCATATCTTTATTATTTTTAGATATTAATAATTCGTCTCTGAATTCATTTAAAACATCTTGTACCACGGGATCATTTATATCATTATGTTCATTATTAGTACTCATTAATATACTAAGTTTAATAACCTAATATTATATTATATTTAGATATTGAATATAATTACGCGATAATTTTATATTTTGTATAGTATAATGTTGTTAAATCCAAGCTATTTATTAGAATTATTGAATACTAATAATATAAAAATAAACAAGTGCATTCATATAGGCGCCCATAAATGCGAAGAATTGCCTATATACATTACAATGGGCTTCGCGAAGGATGATATAATATGGATAGAGGGAAATGATGATATGGTAGCAGTTGCTAAGAATAATAATATATCCGTCCATAACTATATAATAACTGATAAAGATTATAGCGATGTTATATTGTACAAGGCGAATGATACGGCTTCATCAAGTATTTTAGATATGTATAGACACACAGAAGTTTATCCAGACATATCATATGGCAATACTATAAAATCCAAAAGTATAACTATAGATACTTTTTTTGATATTCAAGGTATTAAAGCTGACGAATATAACTTTTTGAATATAGCTATTCAAGGAGCCGAACTAATGGCATTACGGGGCGCTACAAATTATTTGAAATACGCAAAAGCCATATATATAAAAATACACGAAATAGAATTGTATAAAAATTGCCCGGGTGTAAAAGATATAGATGATTTTCTGAGAGACTATAATTTTATAAGAGTTATAACAATAATGACAGACAAGGGATGGGGTGATGCATTATACATTATTTCTTCTTAGCCGCGACACATTTCCCTGTCTCCGGATTTCTTACTTGGCCGTCCTTACACACATTGACACATCTCTTTGTTACCGGATTTATTTCTTTACCCTCCGGACATTCCTTCTCCTTCGCTCCCTTAGGCTCCTCCTTCTTAGGCTCCTCCTTCTTAGGCTCCTCCTTCTTAGGCTCTGTCTTGGTCTTTTTGGTAGATGCTACACATTTACCTGTTTCGGGGTTTCTTACTTGGCCGTCCTTACACACATTAACACATCTTTTTGTTACTGGATTTATTTCTTTACCTTCAGGACATTCTTTTTCATCCGGTTTTGCTACGACGGGCTTAGCAGTTTTTATAGGCTTTATGGGCTTGACAGGTATCATATGGTCTTTTTTGTTATTTATAGGGGCGATGGGCTTAGCCTGCGGAACCTGCTCTATATCAAAATCTTCGCGATTATTTGGCAGCCTGATATTTTCGTATGTGTAAATATTGGGGATATTGGTGGCAGCCTCTTCGTCTTCATATTTACATTCTAAGTATTTGCGAATTGCCCCCTTAGTCTTTTCTTTCACAATGTCTTTCATTAATTCTTTTTTATCAGATAGATAGTTTTCATAGCTGATACGATAAGCCTTCCTTTTGTTATCATAGAGCTCGTCATAGATGCCCTTCTTCTCTCTTTTTATTTCCTCGCGTTTATCAAAAATATCTAAATATAGTTTAATATCCTTTTTCAAATTATTAATTTCGCTCGCGTTATTAGTATTATTATTGGCGATATTTAATATTTTTTTTTCAATATTTCTTAATATATCCATTTAATAATATTGAGGATAAAAATAATTAAGGCAATATAATATCTTCAAACATTCCCCTGTAAAATGTTTGTAGGCTTTCTTCAGGTTTCATTTGTTCTTCGTAGGTACTTCTCGGTATATATTTGACTATTATTTTTTCTTTACCACAAGTAAGTTTTTTATCATAATAGCCTTGGACTATTAATATAGCTCCTATAAAAAGTAAAAATATAGCAATTGCTTTCATTCTTAATAATATAATATAGATTATTTTTCTACATTTCTCTCAGTCCAAACATCAGTCTTTTCAATTTCCTCTTTAACCTCATCCAATCTGACGATATTTCCATCCTCGTTTTCATTGCTCGCCTCTACATTATCGCCAGCAGCACCAGCAGCACCAGCAGAGGACTCTACAGGCGCAGCATTTGAAGTAAGCGTCTGTTTCCTGTTTTCAAAGACAATATCGCGGTCGTTCATATTCTTCTTATACTCTTTCATTAGAGTGTTGAGCTGTGTCTCAGAGTATTCTTGATTCTCAAGAGACTCTGGGTTAGGAGACCAAGGGCACCAACAGCCTACTTGTGCGATATAGATATTGAACTTGTTATCTATTTTCTTCAAAAACTCGCTACGGACTTTTGCCTCTTCAATAGTATCAAAGGTACCGCGGACTTTGATGCCGCGCATAGAAGTAATAAAGTTATTATCTTTATGATAATCTGCTTCAAGCTTGTCGTTATTAACCGATTTATAAAACGCGAGCTGTTCGCTCATTTCCTTGGGCTCAAAGATATATGAGTGATTGTCTGCAATTGTATCGACCAAATCCTTTTGTTCCGGATTCTTTTCCTTGATGCCTTCGAGAAGCTTCTTCATATCTTCAGAAAACTTCTCAATAAACTTGGTAAAAATGTAAGCTTCTTTATTTACAATAACATCTTCTGGGCTCAAAAAAGACAATAGTACAAAGTTTTGGCCACGGATAGGCTTGTCCTCATCCAAGTAATCCACCTCTTTTGTTGATACCATCGCGCTGTTTTCTACTGCTGTCATTTTATACTACTGTTTCTATCTTATATTATAAATATATATTTATAATCTTATATATATTTTCATAATTGCAAATAAAATATTTTATAATAATAAATGTCAATAAAAAAATACGATGATTTCAACATACTATTATACAAAATGTTAAAATTAATTATTCAGGCTCTAATAATCGCGTTTGTAGCATTGCTAATACAAGATAATAAGTTTAATGCGGTTAAACTATTTACTCTCACGATACTAATAGCTCTGACAATATACATATTAGAACTATTGGCAAACCGATTTACAATTGCCACTCAAACCGCGAGCAACATAGGATTGCAAAAATCTAACGCATTTATGTTATTATAATAGCCTCCCGCCTCCTTCCTCCTCCAATCCCCTCCTTCCTCTTCCTCCCTCTAATTATTTTTATTATTTATGCAAATGTAAAGCAATACAATTCATATCATAATAAATATCATTAGGAAGATAAAACAATATCTCGCCAAATGCTCTCAATAATATAACTGATAGAATCATAGACTGTAAAACTATAAAGCTATCCTCGTATGATATAATATATCTCGTCAGATAGTTCATAGTTAGCACTAATATAGCTAAGATTATTATATTACCAGAATGCGATATAATACATAGCGCTCAATCATTTTTTATTTATATAAAAATGTTAAAAAATTTATTGGTAGTCTCTTCAAGCTACACAGAGAAAGCTAAAGCAATCAGATTTCTATAAAAATTGAAATGAAAAAATAAGAATATTCCGGCTTCTCAAGTATCTGCTATGTCAATATCAATATATTTATTATAATAATTGTCGGCCTATCGTCGGCCTATCGTCAGTATGCTTGTCTGCTGGAATATTTGCGGATTCTTAAATATATTTTAGCAGTTGTGGTAAGCTGTTTATAATGATGGTATTATTTCGTAGTTTAAATCTACGCATATCTTTTTCCATATCTGGTCTTGGACGTAGAGCTTTTCTCTGCTTTTCAATAATGGAAAATATTTGAGGTATTCGTTGAGCCCGAGTATCTGAAAGAACTTATAGAGAACATAGCTATATGACAAAAAATTCTTTCTATCTTTCGGACAATGTTTCAAGAAAGGCGCTTGGATGCTTCTAAACATATTACATAGCTTATCCTCCAATTCAGGACTGAATTGCGGCGTAGGTATTCCGTTGATTCTGTTTATAATATAATTGATATGCTCGTAATACTTGTTTATTCTCAATCTTTTAAGAATATCCCTCATTTTTAAATAGGTTATTTTTTTCAAGTCAGTTATTTTCTCCTTCTTAATTTCCGTCAAAATTCTTTCAAATATTTCATCGGGTATATCCGTACTCTCCTTGCCCTGAACCTGGTTGCACCACTCCCTAAAATGATTAATCCTCTTATAACAAAAATGCGATGTGTCCTTCGTATTCTGCTTTAATATCGGTCTATTTTGCTCTACCAAGAGAAGCTCTTGATATCCGCAGATACTACATACAATTATTGCATCGTGCTGGAGGCAAGTCATACTATTTTTACAAACCTTACATATCTCTATGTTTTCGTCTTCGACTGTTCTGACATATCTATTGTTTATTATTGCCATATATTTATCTACTAAGGTACTCTTGTCATATACCTTGCTATTATCATTTTCATTAATTTCCCCCTTAGTTTTATTAGCCTCGGTTTTATCGCTATCAGCGCCTTTATTTTCTGTTATTACTTTCTTATTATCTATGTTATTAAGAGCTTCTAATACATTAATAGTTTTAGTATTTATGCTCATATTTCGCTTTTTTTTAGATTCCTTCTTATATATTTTCGGTTTATTAAAAGACTCTTTGACAAAGTTTATATTTTGATTAATATCTGATTGCTTATTTACGGTATCATAATATTGAAATAGTATATCGCTCGTATTCTTGTAATACTCTATTTCATCTAAATTATTGAGTTCATTCAATTTACTTTTAATATCTATTATCTGCTCGTTCAACTCTATATTACTGAACCAAAGCCGGCTATTAAGTTCTTTATCGGCCGTATTATTTATACTTTTTAATATCTCCATTTTCTTTTCTTCGCAATAACTGAGTTTTTCAAGATAGTATACCTTTTCCTTATCGCTCTTCTCAAAATCCTTTATCATATTATTATGCATTGCGTCCAAAGTAACAGTTTCATTTATATCTGTTGTTATTTTTTTTTTAGATGACTTCTCTTTAAACATCATTATATTTGAATTATAAATATTAAGGTTTATATAATAAAAATAATTTTTGTGTCATATAATCTATATTTTTTTCTCCTCTAATAGTATAAAGAATATAGCGTAAATGGGTGGTGGTCTTCTTCAATTAGTAGCTTATGGTGCACAGGATGTTTATTTAA